ACGAAGCGTCTTCCCACCACCGTGGGTAGGGAAGTTTACGATGTATACTCTGCACCATTCTCGGTGCCAAACAAAACCTCCACACTGTACTTCCCGTCGTCTTCCAGATAAACTCCAATGGTGCCCCCTGGTTCAACGCTTTTCTCGCTGCTTTCTTGTCTCCCATTCTTTGTGCCTGAAGCCAAGTTTTCAAATGTGACGCAATTGCTGTTGTGGGTCACGTACACAGTGAACTCGCCTCGCAACTCTTTGTCAAAGAATTCCTCTGTGCGAGTTTCAAGACTGTCTAAAGATTCCCCTTCAGGTAGAGCCTTCTTTGAGTTGTCTATGTAGTAGTTCAGAATGTCCTGATACTCTTCTTTGTCTCTTCCCGACAAGAAGCCTAAGTTCCAAGCGATGAGACCACGGTCTTGCGTTGCTTCCAGTCCCAACTTTTCTGCAACGATGTCAGCCGTCTGCAAGGACCTAAGCATAGGCGAGGAAATGATTCGTTTCACTTCCTCACCGTAATTCTTCTTGATGTTCTTGGCTGCTGCTTCGGCTTGCTTAATGCCTTTGTCGTTTAAGGACGGGTCGAGACGAGAACGGAATACATCTTTGTCGTTCGCCTCCGTATCCCCATGGCGTTGAATTAGAGCTATCAGCTTCTTAGCCATGTTATCTCCTCAATTGACGTGGTTGCTCACCTTGCCCTGGTTGCGGCGGTCCTTGCTGTTGTGGTGCTTGTTTCGGTGCCTTCAGCGCCTCTGGTACCGCTTTGGCGGCTACCTTGCTCTGAAGTTGATCGTTGGCTTGCTGTGCGAAGTCCTGAGGTGTTGCCTGAATTTTCATCTTCGCTAACGCCTGCACTGCCACGCTTGCTGGCATCTTCGACACATCGACCGAGATGGACTCTGAAGGCGGTTTGTCAGGCGGTTGGTTCTGCGCGGCAATCTGCTTGGCCATCTTCAAGTGTTCTGACCAGTGCATATGCACGTTCTCGTAACCTGCTTGTTGCTGTGGATTACCACTGTGAAACTTCTGTCCCTCTGTGGAGTTCATCCACTCGAAGCACTCGTTCGCTTCTACAAGGTGGTTTTCACTCTCGTCCTGAGCAACTGGAACCGTGCTAATTTGCGGCGGGGTGGCTTTCATAGCCTGACCCAACTGAGCAACCATGGCTTCATGCTGTGGCAGAACTGGTTGTCCAGTCTGTTGAGCCTGCTGCATACCTGACGTGGCTTGCTTCATTGCGTCTTGCATCTGAAGGAACTGAGGATTGTCGTGCGGACCTGTCCTCAATAAGACTTCAAACTCATTACGCTGTTTCGCGGCTGACGATGCACCTGGGATTTTGAATCCCTTCATACGCAGCGCATCCAAAACTTCAACTGAGTTGGACGGCGAGAATATGATGGCGTTCAAGGCTTGGTTGGTTGCGCCCTGTGTGATAAGTTCCTTTAACTTGCCTTCTTTCTGTTGCCAAGTTTCTGGGAAGGCTGGATTGTTCTCTGCATAGCAAAGGACATTTCCTGCCAGCAAGTTTGCAGTGTTGACCGCAATGTTGCCCTTACCTTTGATGTTCTGTCGGATCGTCTTACCATCTCGACATTCGGCTGCGCACTTCACGGCCTGTTGCGCTGCGGCTGCAAACATGTCCTGTACTGAATTCCACGGACATCCTACACGCTGCAATGCTTGGTCACGCTGAATTACTGCATTGCCTACCGTGTTCTCGCCAGTTGCGGCACCGAACAATGAAGGCAGAGCGCCAGAGATTTCCTCGGACAAACTCGTGATGAACCATTTGATAAAGTCAGGCAACGCGGCTTGCGGCTGCGGCGTAGGCTCTACCATGATGTACTGGGCTTCTAACGTGAGTCCAGGCTGCGGCAGGAAAGGTCCTGTGCTTCCTGGGACGTTTGGTTGAGTCTTGAGCGCTTCCATATCGAAAGCGTCAGCGTTCATCCACTTCTTGGGGACGGTTCGTTTGAAGAAGTCGTCCAACAAATCTACCCAGTCATTGATTCTTTTCTGAATCGAGATGAGCATCGTACCCATGGCTCTGCGGTTCTGACCTTTGCCAGCCCACGGGTGACCGATAACAAGGTGGTCGTCCATGCTCTCGTTACGTGAGAAAGCGTACTCTTGCCCAGCCCTGGCCAGCAATGCTCCGTTAGGGAATGCTTCCAGCAACTCGGCCTTCGCTTCATCACTCACTGATTGGTCTAGGAACATTGACGGCCTAAACCAAGAAAACTTTACTGTACTGTGTCGGTTCAGAGAGTCGCCAGTGACGTACGCACCAACTACTGCTTGGCGCACATTCTCTCTTGCGATTCTGTCCAACTGAGTCTCTGACATCCCATCGGTGCCTGGATTGATCTTGCTGGCAATCCACGGGAACATACCACGAACTACCGCTACGTCTAAGTCTAGAGACAACTGCACGAACTGCATGAGGTCAAACGTATCAACAGCGATAGGGACTTTGTGATCCAATTTTCCGTGTACGGTTGTGACTTCTCTTCCAAGAGGCTTTCTGTCGTCGCCTGCATTGCCTGCTTCTGTGAGCAGGTCTTCACCGCCGTTGGTTGGCTCTGGCTCCTCTTCGGACGGCTCCTCGGATGTTTGCGCGTCCAGTACGTCGTCAAGGGCTTCTTGTCCCGTTGGCTCTGCGTCTGGCTCATTGAATACGTCTTCAGGAACGGTTGGTACTTCAGTTTCTCCTTCGAAACCGTACTTTTGTCCGTTCAACTCGTAGCGCGTCCACATAAGGACACGGTCTTCATTCCAGAAAATCCTTGCGCACTCGGTGAGCAAACTGTGAAGGTTATTGTTACGCGCCCATATCTCTTTGAATCTGTCGGCCTCTTCTTTTGCGACTCTGTCTGGGCCGTACTCTGGGTTTACTGGGAAGAACTCGACCTTAGGGACTTCACGCGCTAGTGCTGCGACAATGATGTCACCTTTGGGGCCGTAGATGTTGGTATCGTAAATTGAAGCGGTGTTCTTCTGGTCCTTGGCGCTGTATCCTGTACCAGCACCTGGGAGTTGCCATCCGCCTTGCTTGCCACGAAGTAGATGTTGGTACCCACGCTCAAAGTGCAGCGCTTCCCACGCTTGCTCTACTTCAAATCTTCGTGCAGCGGTATCGGTTTTCGTAGCGATGTTATCAAGCCCAATTAAAGCCCCTCGTGCTGCGTCACTTAACTGAGCAAAAGGCTCTGGACTCCAGGGAAACGGGGCGTACACACCTACAGGCGAATCATTTGGGTCTTCTTGTGAATCTTGGCCACCCTTCGCGCCTTCCATGCCTGTGCCGACGTTACTGGGTGTTGAAGTGTCCGTTTCCATGTCGTTTACCGTGCCTCTCTAGTGATGCATTGCGGCGAAGCCTTTGGCTGACGCCTTCATGTGCTTGACGTGCGAACTGTCTCCTGGTTTTGGTTCCTTCTCGGCGGCAGTTAGCGTCTTGCTGCGAGGAATACCAAGTGCATCATGGAGACCACCCTTCTTCACACTGAACGAACCGTGTGAACCAAGGTTAACTTTGTGTGAATTATGTCCGATTGCCACGGGTGTTCTCCTTAGTAAACGTTGACGCCGTTGTTGCCACGTTTCTTCGTGGCTTGGGCGTTGCTTCCTTTGCGGATTCCCATCGTGACTCTACGGAACGAACTCGGGTTCTGATCCTTAGCAGACATCGGTGCTTGCTGCGGCGATGGGTCTAGCTTGGTGCGCTTTCCTAATCCTATGCTCATGCGAGTTTCAGTGCTCCGCGTGTTAACTGCCCACCTGAGTCCACTCGGGGACCCTTCTTTTTCTTGGGCGCTGTCATTGGTGCTTCACCCGACATCCACGAAGGCATCGTTGTGGAATCCAGTGACGGTGCCGCTTCGGTAGACGTGGCTTTCTTTCTTCCTAATCCATTCATTTCTTTCTCCCTAGCCCAGGCGCTTTCCGTTTGGGAAGCGTCTTACCTTTAGTGGCTGCATCCCATTCAGCGAGGTTCTTTCTTCCGAACTTGTCTGGGTGCGTGTGCGCCCATCCTGCTTGTGCTTGGCTGACGAATGGCATGGCAACTCCTTACTGTGTGCCGCCGACCGCAGAGGCCGACGTGGTTGCGCCAGCAGGAACCGTGATGATCAAACCGCTGGACACTAACTTGACAGTCAGTGATGCAGTGTTCCCGTTGCCGCTGATAGCAGTGACCGTACCGAGGACGGTGCAGGAATCTCCTGGCTGTCCGTAACTCTTGCCATTTAGTGATACGGCGTAATGTGGGTTAGACGTGTCGTTCGAGTGTTGCACTGCGTTGGCATCGTTCCCTTGGTGCACAAACGTTGCTGGCGTCAGCACAGTTCCCGACGTAACCAAAGCCAGTTGACTTGGGTTAGTAGAGCCGAACTCTGCTTGAGAAACGACCGTGGCGATGATAGAAACTTGGTCACCGATGAAGACTTGCTTTCCTAACGAATTCAGTGCTGCCATGGGTTCTCCTTATACTAGGTCGGCAGCTTCGTGCTGCGGAACTTCGTCGTTGTCGCCTTCGGAACTTGCGCCCTGTTGATCTGGGTGTGTACGTCTCTTTACGCTGCTGGCCTGAAGTTCTCCACCTGCTTCGTACGCAAGTGCGGGGTCCGTGAAAGCTGCGTGGTGCTCGTGACCGTCTTCAAACTTGGCGTGAACTGTGTGCTCACCCTTGTCGTGGTCGTGCGTGTACGTCACTTGCGAAGCAACTCCGTGGTGTTGTACGGCCTCGCTTGGCGTGCCTGCTTCGGCTTCTGTGTCACGTGGATTGTCATGGCTCTCATCGGAGGCAGGTGCATTCACCTTATCGCTACCGTGCTCCATGGGAGTTGATTTTGGTTCGGGTTGACCTGGGGCTTCGTAATCGGAATCCATCTTCGGCATTCCCCCGCCGTCTTTCGAGGCTTTGTGAAACTCGTCGTAGCGCTTCGCCACCATAGAACTTCCAAACTTTTTCTTTCCGTCTTGTGTTTGTGTTGCCATCTCAATCTCCTTATGCTTCTCTAAGTACTCAGCAGCCAATCTGCAAATCTCTGGGTCATCTTTGGCTCTTCCAAGTAACAGATTGCAGTTTTGGTGTATGAACTCTCTTAACTTGCGACTGTTGTGGTCGTGGTCTAAACAGGGAAATCCTTTGTCTTTGGAGTTCTCTCCGTAAAACGGTTTATGGCATAGAGCACATAAGTTATTTTGAGAAGCAAGTCGAGTCTGATACTCCTCTAAGAGTATCCCAAACATCCTCTTGGTGTGATACGCAGCGTCGTACTGTTTCTTGGCTGCTTTCGGTCTAATGTACATGTTTCCTCCGATAGTAGGTTGAGCGGGGAGGCTATCGGGCACTCCCCACTCTAACTCAGGATTCGAGGTCCCGAGATGTTTCAAAACTTAGCCTAACAGATGGTCAAATTCTCCAGGTGCTTGTGCTTCCTGTTTGGGCATTCCCAAGTGCCGTGCCGAGGCGTGCGCAGCTTGTGCCGATTTGTGTATGCTCTGGTGCATATGTCCGTCGGCATGTACAGATGCCACACTGTGGCGTCCTGTGCTCTTATCATGAGTCACAACGATCTTTGATGCTGG